ATAGGAGCTAGGATATACACCTGCAATAAAACAGGTAATCGATCCGTTGCCGCGGACAGGTCGTAAGAGAAAGCTTTCGCCTTCCGATACTTCGCCATCAACGGCAATTTTCGCTCCAAAGCACCGATCTGATCAAAGGTAGCGTCCTCGTCTAAACGACGGAGAACATCCTGAAGCAGACGATGCAAAGGGTAAAAGAGCCACTGAGTCCAGACATCTACCATCGCAAAAACCCGAACTTTCCCCGCCGGTTCGTTCTTAAACCCCAACTTACCTAGATACCGGGAGTAGCGTCCTTCAGAGTATAAGTGACCAGGTACATAATCTGGTACTTTATACTCGGACGTTCCCGAATATCAAAGGTTAGAAAGGAAAAATTCCATACTATCGGTATTCTCAAGGTAGGTACGCAAATGTTCCAAGAATCACTCATTCTTTTTGGCTAACCAAACTCGCGATGAAGCGAGAATGGACCAATAAGAAGAGGAGTAATATCGAGGATACAAATAACGTCTTTCCTTGTCCCGACTCCAAACTAAGTTTGAAGTAGAAGGAGAAGAAGTCCCAATAGGAAACGGAATTATCGGACTAGTCTTCCATTGTTTCTGCAGATCTTCCAGACCTAAGCGCTCCCAGAAACGGTTTATAACCCTTTTTAAAGGGTCAATTAAACCTGCCTGAGATGCCAGTGCCAGTCAATCTACGCCCGCAGAGGTAATCGTTCCCAAAGATATTTGAGGTGGACAATCCAAAATACGATACATAGACAACAAAGTTGTCCAGAATCGTATTGTAGAAATATCCTTTCTCATCAATAGAAAGCGACTACGTACAGGAATCCACTTTGGAAAACCAGCCCTAGAACGTGAAACACGACGTTTCAACGGGGCCATATCATCTATCTTATAACCGCCCAAGGATTGCATCGTCAACACATGAGAAACCTTCAGGTTTAAAGTTAAACCTTTCAGGCCTTCATGCTTAGTGACTGCAACACAATGGTAAGCGAATATGCAGATATTAGAAACACGGAACGGAGAGACCTTTCCCGCCACATCACCAACTCACTTTAACAGCAAGCCGATGAGTGGTTTACCTCCCTTTCGGGAGACTATGCCATTAAAACGCTTAAGAGCCTTTTCGATGTGCCAAGAAAAAGATTTAGACATATTGTCTAAACCGATCTTTTGGTGCACACCGTATCGATCAGAAAATATAGGATTTGAAAGTTCTTTGAATTTTCTCATAATATATATCTGTTTCGATAACGATCATTCACTTTTCCCTTTCTCAAAGGTAGCCTAACCTGACAAACGCAGTCTATAATAAGACCGGAGGTCTGAACAAGCAGGCAGGATCCAGAACGTGTCTTTAGGGCACTAAGCGATCTAACCTCTCTTTCCCTTTACAGGGGGAGTAGGCTCTCTAGAGAAAGTAATTGGGGTGAGCAACCCTTGAAGAAATTTGAGGGTTTCTCCGAGCTGCTTCCCGCGCCTCACGACGCCTCTATTTTCCGACCCTCCAATGATTCGGCCTAGACATTTGAGTCTAAACTTGCACACCGGTTCACGGTTTGTAA